TAACGGAGGTTCTCCAGCCCCTTCACCCCCGCGTACTTATAATCGGTGACGCCCACAATAACAGCCCACCGCTGACCTACCGGCCCCAGGACCGGGGCGCCCCCCTTATCGCCGCCCAGCGGCCCCCTCATGTCTCCCCGGTCGTAGAGCGGCATTATCGAAGCCAGCGCGCCCGCGTTCGCCACGCACGCACGCAGCGTCGGCGGGCTGTCCAGCAGGTACAGCGTCGCGTCCCGCAGTATCTCCATCCGCTTCTTGAGGTACGTCGCCTCCGAATACCATCCCCGCTGGAACACCCTCGGTATCCAGCCCAGCGCGGTCATCGAGCTATACTCCGAATCCGTCATCACAAGCTGACGCGTGGCCGCCTCGAAAAGGTACCGGTTGTCATAGTCGTAGAACTTCAGGATCACGGTCTCGCGGGATTTCGTGGTCAGGGTCGTCGGCCACAGCCCCTGGGTCAGAACCGTGGCCTCGATGTCCGAGGACTCTGGCAGTGAATGGTCGGAGATGATCTCCACGTCCACCCTCAAGTAGCCCTGAGTGACCAGCGGATCGTCGGGGAACGCGGACGTGAGCCAGTCGGCCAGGTGGCGCGCCCGGGCCCGCTGGTGCCGCCCCTGGTACCACGCGTGCGGGAACGTCACCTTTCGCAGCTTCACCAGGCGGTTCTTCAGCGTGGTCTTCTTCGGGTAGGGGTTTGAGCACGTCACTCGATATGAGCAGCACCCCGCGGCCCACGCGACAGCGGCGACCAGCAGAACCCCCCGGCCGACGGCCCTCGCTGCGACCCACGCCCTTGACCGCGGACGCCGCGGCGCCCGCTCCTTCGTCTTGTCTGAGACGTGGATCACGGCGGGCCGGCCGTTGAGGGTTGTTTCGAGTATGAAGGGGGCGATGCCGGTCATGCTTATGCCTTTCCGAAGAATGATTTCAAGATCGCAATCAGAGCCACAAACAGGGCGACCATCGCCCCAAGGCTGAAACGGCCCGGACACTTCTCGTCGTGCCGCTCGACGAAGCGGTCGAACTTGCGGTCGAGCTGGCCCACCTGCTTCGTCAGGTTTTCCGTGTTCGTCTCGATAGAGGCCAGCCTCTCGCGAATCGACTTCTCAGCCATCGTCATGTCCTCAGTAGCACAGCCGTCTCGGCTGTGTCAGGATTCTCCTCAGCCGCCCAACGCATAATACAGCTCGATGACGGTCGTCGCCGAGTTTGTGCTGTTGCCGCTGATCTTCAGCGTCAGCGTGTCGCTCTCGTCGACCGTCGGATGCAGGCTCGTCCCCGAGTAAACGACCGGCACCTTCTGCGTGTTCGTCGTGTGCCGGTTTGCTCCCACGGTCTCGAGTACGTCGTGCCCGTGCTGATCCTCGATGCTCACGTCGTAATTGTCGTCGGGCGCCGTGCCGCCGGGATTCGTCGCCAGGTCGAGCAGCCGCCCCTCGATCTTGGCCGTGACCGTTGCATCCGCAAACGATCCGTCGCCGCTGTCGAACGTCACCGCGAAGGCCAGCTTCCGGATGTTCCCCAGGGCATAGTGCGTCTGCACGCACGCGCTGTCATTGTTTGCAGGCATTGTTTCTCCTTGTCAATTGTAGCACAGCCGTCTCTGCTGTGTCAGCATTCCACAGGCTGGAAGCCTGTGCTACCTTGCCAGATTGCGGGGCGGGACGGCCCGCCCCGTTACCGCGACGGTGTTAATCGTTAGCCGATTCAGTTCCCACGAGGCCGCCGGTCTCGGTCACCACCTCGCAGTAGAGGTTGGCGAAGAGGTACGCCGCATCATCCACGATCGACGCCGCGTTCGTCGCCAGGTTGGTCAGGATGTGATTCCGGCGAATCACGCCCGTGGTGCCCGTTAGCATCTCGATGCCGGGCTCCGTGTCTTTCGGCTGCAGGAGGTTGTCCTCGAGCAGGATGTTCGTGCTGAGGGTGGTGATTCCACCGATGCACGCCGTGCTGTACTGGCCGCGCATCACGTTGCCGGCAATCACCACGTTGTCCGATGCGCCCGTCAGCTCCACCGCATGCGTGCAGCCGTTGCAGCTCCCGTGCGTGCGGAACGTGTTGTTCCGGATGATCGTGTCGTCGCAGGCGGCCTTTAGGTCGACGGACAAGACAAACTCGTCGGTGCCGTCGCCCGCCTCGCCCAGCATGAACTCGCAGCCCTCGATGAGGCAGCCGGTCGAGCCGGCCTCGATGTCCACGCCGATCAGTACGGCCGCCACGCTCGGCCTGAAGCCGATGTTGCGCAGGCGGATGTTGTCCGCGCCGAGATTGACGCTGGCATTGGCGTGGTTGAAGTCGATGCGCGGACGGTCGCTGCCGATGCCCAGGCCCTCGATGGTGATCCCGGCCGTGGCCACGTCGATCTGCGCGTCGCCCACGTCCTCGTAGTGGCCGGGCGCCAGCCAGATCACGTCGCCTTGGCTGGCCGTGCACTTCGCGACCGCAGCCGCGACCGTCGCCAGGGCGTTGTCCCAATCCTTGCCGGTGTTGTTGTCGCTGCCGTTGACACTGTCGACGTGCCACTCGTTGCCGCGAATGCTCGACGGGTACATCACGAGCTGCCCGCCAAGCCACCGGCTTTTCAGAGCATTACCCATATCCTTTCACTCCTTTCACTGTGTGTCCAATTCGTTGTCGTCGTCGATCCCTCCCCCTCTCCCGGCTGGGAGAGGGGGTTGGGGTCTGTGCTGCCGAGCAACGGTGAGCGGTTTAGTCCGCTACCGGATTGACCATCGCTTCGTCGCCGCCGTGGCGCGGATCGCTCAGGATCGCGATGCACTGCATCAGGTCCGCGTTCGCGCCCGGCGTGGCGAACACGATCTGCACGCAGTCGAAGCCGTTGTCCGCATCCAGGCTGTCCGCCTCGATCTCGATCATGTACGCCTGGTTGGCCGTGGCCGGGATCGTCAGCGTGCCGGTCGCCGTCTTCACCCACGCCGGCAGCGCTTCCGCCGCATAGGTCGTGGAGGTCCAGTAGCCCGCGTAGGTCAGCGCCTTCGCGTCGCTCAGGCTGTTGGCCACGTCCGTCGCTTGCTGCAGGCTGACCGCGCTGGTGCCGCCCGCCCACGTCTCCGTGATGATCAGGAACGCGAGCCGGTTGTAGCCCTTCAGGCTGATCCAGTCGCCCGACTGCCCACCCGTGATGTCGACTTGCGTAGCGTTGCTTTCGGTCATGCCCGCAAGGACGTGATGATTCTTCAGAAATTCCACTGTTCAACTCCTATTTTTTGTAGCACAGCCGTCTCGGCTGTGTCTGTGTTGCGCCTCACAGGCTGGAAGCCTGTGCTACTGTGTCGATCACGCACGCTCGGCCAACGTCACGAACGGGCTGAGCGTGTTGCTCGCGTTGCCCTTGTAGGGCGTGAGCGCGCTCGGCCACCAGGGCTGGCCGTCGATGCGGAAGGTGAACCGCCAGGCCATCTCGTCGTAGTCGAACCGGAGGTGGATCGACATTGCGACTTTCAACTGTCCCTTCGTGACGCTGAGGTATTGGCTCCAGTCGGCGAGGATGATGTCGCCTTCGTCGCCGAGCGCCGCGTTCCATTCGGTCGGCAGCACCGGTCGGCCCAGCAGCAGCCCGTATGGCCGCTCGCTGAGGCCGTTTGCCGGCATGTAGACCGGTATGCCGCCCGTTCCGACGCTGATGCTCATCGCCATCAGATGTGGCTCGCACTCCTGATTGATCATCCAGACGGCGTTGTTACGGCAGGGCGCGTATATCCTCGACCACATCTTGAGGATGTTCTCGGCAACGATTGTGTCGGCGCTCTGGCCCGACTCCTTTGCCGCCGCAACCTTGCAGGGTGCGTTGAGGATGCCCAGCGGGCTGCCGGCCCCTGTGCCGTTGATGAGTGCCTCGTTGACCAGGAAGCTGATTTCGTTCGAAGCCTTCCGCGTGAGGTAGGCGTCGAGCGCCATCGCGGAGTCTTCCATCAGTTCTTCCGTGGCGTAAACGAGCGCGGCGAGCTTCTTTGGCCGCAACTGGACGTATTCGAACTGCGCCTTGCTGCTGGTGATCTGGGAGCCTTCTTCCACCCAGTAGCCGCGCACTCCTCCGCCGCGCGATCCTGTTGCGCGGCTGCGCTCTTTCTCTATCGGCAGCCTGATCGAGTTCCCACGGATTGTTAGGTTCTCTGTTCGTGCGAGGATGTCTTGCGGTGAATGAATCTTCTCGAGGACCCTGTCCACGTACTCCGGCGGCACGAGGATCCCGCCCTCCGAGTCGATGCCTTCATTCAGGCCGGACGGTGCCTTGCGATCCACGATCGCGGCGATGCGGTTGTCGATCGATTTTCGTTCCTGGAACGACTTGACGCATGCGGCGAACTCGCCGAAGTTATCGAAGCCGCCTTTGGCCTCAGCGGTCTCATTGCGCGGCTCGGCCGGGGGTACCAGGCTTGTGAGCCGGTTCACGGCGCCGTCTACTGCCTTTTTGACCGCGTCGGCCACGGCCTTTCCGAGCTTGCCCGCCAGTTCATCGGCGACGCGCACGTCGGGGTTTTCGTTCTCGCTGCAGTCGCGCGCGATTCCGCTGCTGATGAGCGTTGCCGCGTCGGCCTCTGCGACCTGTATTTTCGCGCCGGCGCATTGACCGGACCAATCCTTGAGCAAAACCAACCATTTCATATTCATCTCCTCTCTGTTTTCCTGTCCTTTGAGGGACAGCCATCTTGGCTGTCTCAGGATTCGACAGGCTGGAAGCCTGTCCCACCAAAGCAACTGCCCGCCCCCGGCGATCTCCGGCCTGCCGATCCTGGGTAAGCGACGATGAGCAACAACGTCGCTTCCGAAACCCACAACGGCCCCGGCCTCGAGCGCCTAACGGCCCCGTCTTCGGTTTTCAACGTGGCACAGCCGTCTCGGCTGTGTGTTTTTCACAGGCGTGACGCCTGTGCTACTTTCTCACACGCGGCCGCGACGACGATCCAGCTCGTCACGCACAACCGCATCGGTGTCAATTCCACGCAACGCCGCCACCGGGTCCAGTCCGGCCACAGCCTTGCGATACTCGCCCTCCGACACAAACGCCACCTTTCCGCCTTCGCTGAAGCTATGGCGGACAAGCTTCTCCGGCGGCGCCTGAATCAGCACATCCTTCTTCTCCGTCTTTTCCGTATGTTCCGTGGGCAGCTCCGGCCCACTCTCCGGGATCATCATTCCCATCGCCTCGAGGAGCGAGTCCGGCACCGCCAGCCCCTTGCCGATGCTCTGTACGAGTGCGTCGGGATTGCTGGGGACCGGCGCCACCGCGTACTCGAGGAGCAGCCACTTGGCAATGATAAGCCGCACGTTTGCCCAGTCGGGCCTTGCGCTGAGTTCCTGCTTCGACGGTGGGCGTACCTCGACAGGGAGGAATCCGATGGACTTGCCCTTGAGGATTCCCTGTTGCACGAGTGCCCACACGGCGCTTGGCAGCCAGGGTGCGCTGCCCCAATCTTTGGGCTTGGTTGCGTATTGCGTTTTTGCGAGGATGCCCGCTCGACCGTTCTGTTCGTCGCGCTTCAACCACAGGGCGCGCCCGATGGGCAGCTCGTCGTAGCGATGCGCAAACGTCACCACCGGGTTCTTGCGAAACTGCGTGAAGTCTCCGCCGCCGGGCAGCACCACCTCGCCATCGCGGTCCGGAGAATCGGTGGTGATGAACGATTTGTCCGTGCGGTCTTGTTCGTCCGTGGTGAGCGTCTTGGTTGTTACGCTCTTGCGGCGGTACTCGTGTAAGGAATCTTTGGGCAATGTCTTGATCAATTCACCGAGTTCCCTGGCGCTTTCCTCGCGCATCGGGAATCCGAGCGGCCCCTCGACCAGGTGCGGCGAATGCCGCGAAGCCAGCCTGGGTTGTTCTCGCCAGTTTCGCATTGTCGGGTCCTCGTGTGTTTGTGTTGTCGTGATCGTTATCGTCATGGTCGTCAGCCTTGTTCTCTTGTGTGGCGTGCCGGATCATCGATGGGTGCGAGGTGCTTTGGGATGTATGGCACATCACCCCAGGGCGCGGGCCTGAGCCCGAGATCGCGTCGGACCATGTTGATCGTGAGCACGCCGGCGGCCAGGTATTTTTCGTGGTCGAGCCTCTGCTGCTCGCGGTTTTGCGGCACGGGGTCGTCGAACGCCACGAAGAGCCGCTCGTCGAATCGCGGGCAGAGGTCTTCGTTGATTGCGCCCTCGATCATTTTGCAGCGCGGTCGCACGGCCATCAGTGCGTGCTGGTAGTGGCCTGCTTCGGCGTTTGCCCGATTCACGTTTTCGGTCTCGAGCAGGCTGATCGGCACGTCAAACACATTGGCAAGCTCAACCTTTGTCATCTTGCGTCGGGCCAGGCCCTGGAGGTCCCTGGGCGGGAAGCTCGTCGGTGTCAGCTTCATTCCGCTCTCGGCTACGAGTATTCCGCCGGCGCCGCCCCTGCCAAACTTTTTCCTGAGCTTGTTTTCGAGTCGCTCGGCCTCGCGCCGTCCGATGGGTTCTTCGGGCGACACTATTGCATCGGGCCTGGCGCGGTTGTCGAGCACGGCGTTCTCATGTGCGAGGAGTTTTGCATCGATGACCACGTCTTCATACGCTGCCCGCATCGGGCCTATTCCTTCGCCGTAAGGATCTCGCAAGTTGGGAAACCGAAAATGCATCACCTCTTCACGGGGGTACGTGCGGGCGTTTGGGCTCCTGCCGTAGGTGTAGCTTGCGATGATTTTTTCGCGCGACCTGTTGATCCGTACGTGGTGGGATTGCAGCGGCCAGATCTGCTCGGGCGTGCCCAGGGCGTTTGCCGCTATCAGCCAGTATGCGTTGCCCAGGATTTCCTGGTAGAGGTCGGTGAGCTGCAGCAGCGACACCCGGGTCATGAACGGGTTCACTCGGTTGAGCAGATTGATGAGAGGATGATCGAGCACTTCCTCTATTTCTACGGCCTTTGCCAGGCGGGTTTCGAGGCCGGCACGGGCGCGTAGTGCGTTCTGCGCGGAGCGCCCCAATTGCCTTGTAAAGCACTTTGGCCGAGCCTGGCCGCGATTGGTCTGCACGTAGACCTTCAACGGTGTACTGCTGACGGCGTTTGCATTGATGCGCGCACAGGCGTATGCGACCCGCTGGTATTCGTCCAGCAGTTCTTCGTCGGACGGTGCCCGCTGCCGCCGGTAGAAGTCGATGTAGGTCGGGCCGGCATCGGCGTAACCCACGGGGGGCGGAGCGGCCTTTTCGGAAACCCAAAGCGCGGCATTTGCAAGAAAGTTGCGAAACGCTGATATCCCGCGCGGTCCAGCCATTAATCAATCCTCCGATTCAGGACTTGTTTGGTCGTCCAGTTAGTTGCTTTGATCTTTCGCTTTGTCAGATGTCTTCCCACAGTTCGTCGTTGTCGGCGGCCATCCAGTTTGGGTCGTCGTCTTGCGGGCGGTCGTCGGGCAGGCGTTGTGAACGCTGTGCGGCCTCAGACGCTGCGGCGGGGGCGTATCGATTGTGCGTCTTGTGTACGGTGGACAACTCTTGTGTCTTTTCGTCGGCTTCATCTTCCCAGAGCAGTGCCGTCCTGCCTCGATCGACCCCCGCCACAAGGTACCTCAGTGCGTCCATCGCGTGGTTGTCGCGGTCTTCCGGTTTCTCGGTGTCCTGACTTTCCGGATATGCATAGCCGTATGCCTCCTGGATGAGGGGTTGCATTTCGGGGATGTTGAGAATCTTGAGGCGGCCGTCGCGAATGCGTGCGGTTACGGCGGCGATGCCCGCCATTATGGAGTTGGGCGCCCGCCATATCACGTGATCGGCGCGCCGCATCTCGGCGATCTGATCCGCGCCCGACGGGTCCGCGAAATAGATCACGTCGTGCGGAATCTTCTTCGCGTGCAGGCCCAGCGACGTTCGGCGCTTGTAGCGGCACCTGTAAACCCATAGCACGTCGTCGTGATCGAGCGCCGCCACGAGCGCGCAGAACGGGTTGTTGAAACCCCAGTCGATCCCTCCATACAGATTCCCCGCCGGCCCAATGATTCTGCTATCAATGGTTCCGCCATCCTCGACGAGACACGAATCGAAGTTCGTGTACACGAGCCCTTCGTTCTGCACCCACTTGCCGTGCAGCATTCGGTCGCGCTCTACAGCGGGCAGCGCCTCCATCGCCTTGAGGAATGCCTTCGGGAGGTGCTCCTTGTTGTCGTAGGCCGACCAGTTCAGGCGCCCCCATTCGTCCGCATCCGGCAAGGGCTCGAGGGAGTCCGGATAAACCCTGTCGATGGCCATCCGGTGAATCCAGTGCCTGGGGCCTGCCGGGTTCGTGTCGAGAATGAGCTTTTGCAGGCACTCCTTGCCATCCTTGTCGGTTACCTGCTGCGCCAGCCGCGTAATCAGAAGCTGCACCATCGGCCAGGTAGTCTGCCGGGCTTCGTTCACAAATACCGTGACGTATTCGTTGCCGAGCAGCTTGTCGACCCGCTCCTCGCTGTCGAGGCCCTCGATAACGATCAGGCTGCCGTTGTCGAATTCCACCGACAGCAATCGCGTCTCTCGTTTCCGGTAGCACTTGGTGGGCATGTAGTCTCTGAGGAAACTCGAGAGGGTATCGCGCCAGATCGAAGCGTATGCGTGCACGCGGTGTTTGCGAGCGATGAGCTGCCGGGACCCGGGGAACCGGAGCGCGCGCATTACCATGTACTCGATTACCAGGATCGTCTTTCCCGATCGCGCGCCGCCGTCGAAGAGGATGCGTGTCTTCGCAGGGTTCGCCAGCAGCCGCCAGCCGGCGTCCTGTTTTGCGGTGCGCTTCAACGACCGGTTGTCCAAATGCCTGTCGACCGGATCTTCTGTTTGCAGTTTCTCTTCGTGCATTGTTTCAGCTTTCGTCCGGCGGTACGGTTCCGTCTTCGGGACCCTCGAATATCAGCGTTACCGACGACTTCTCGTCATTGTCCTGCTTCTCGTTTTGGGCGAGGCGTGTCTCCTCTTCAGCCAGCAGCTTGTTGAGTTTGCATATTCGGTCCTCGAGCCGGCAGGCGTCTTCCGGCCGCTGTTCGTCGACGGCCCGCTGATGGTCTTTGGTAAGATGGTTCAACATATCGAGTGCCCATCGAAACATGATCTTGCCGCGCTGCCGCTGCTCGAGGTCTCTCTTTATTGCCGCGTTCTCACGGGCCGCGTCCACCGCCTCCTGCCATTCGGGGTTGCCCGCCCAATCCCTGAAACTTGCCCGGCCGAAGCGCGGGAG